AAAGGTTCTTGGAAATTTTTACAAGAATATGCTGCTTTCCTTAATGAACATACTGCTTGGTATAGACCTATGTCACCGGACAAGGTTATGATGTGGCAACAAAAAATTGAGGTAAGAAGAAGTGATAGAAAAACAGAAGTTGGTCTCAAAGGTACAATACAAGGTATGTCATTTGAAAAAGATCCAACAAATGGTGTAGGGGGTCCGGTAAAATACTTCTTTCATGAGGAGGCCGGGATTGCTCCAAAGATGAATGATACTTATGAGTATATGAGACCTGCTATGAGATCAGGTTTAATAACTACAGGTATGTTTATTGCAGCAGGATCTGTAGGGGATTTATCACAATGTGAGCCCTTGAGAAAAATGATAATGGATCCTAATGCTAATGATGTATATTCTGTAGAAACTAATCTTATTGATGATAAAGGTACTGAAGGTATCTCAGGTTTATTTATACCTGAACAATGGTCAATGCCTCCTTACATTGATGACTTTGGTAACTCTAAAGTACAAGAAGCCTTAGATGCTCTTGATAGACAATTTGAAGAATGGAAAAAAGAACTAGATCCTGAGACATTCCAGTTAAGGATTTCTCAGCATCCTAGAAATATAAAAGAAGCATTTGATCACAGAACTGTATCTAAGTTTCCGACACATCTTCTTACAGCACAACAAAGAAGAATAGAAGATAAAGAATACGCGCCTGAATACTTAGACATAGTAACAGATGCAGATGGAAAGATAAGACTAGAGCATTCAAATAAGAGACCTATTAGTGAATTTCCTGTATCTAAGAAAACTGAAGATAAAACAGGAGTACTTGTAGTATGGGAAAGACCAGTAGAGAATCCTACATTTGGAATGTATTATGCTTCTATTGACCCCGTAGCTGAAGGTAAAACAACAACGTCAGAATCTCTCTGTTCTATTTATGTTATGAAAGCTCCTGTAGAAGTAACAAAGGTTACAGGTATAGAAACTGAAACATATATAGAACCGGACAAAATTGTAGCAGCATGGTGTGGTAGATATGATGATATAAATAAAACACATAGGATGTTAGAATACATCATTGAAATATATAATGCTTGGACTATAATTGAAAATAACATTTCTTTATTTATTCAGTACATGATATCAAGAAAAAAACAAAGATATCTTGTACCAAAAAGCCAGATAATGTTCTTAAAAGATTTGGGTTCTAATAACAATGTATTCCAGGAATATGGTTGGAAAAATACAGGTACTTTATTTAAGTCACATCTATTAAGTTATGCAATTGAATATACCAAAGAAGAATTAGATCAGGAACTTAAATCTGATGGTACAGTTGTAAGAACAAAATATGGTATTGAAAGAATACCGGATATTATGTTAATAAAAGAGATGTTTGCCTATGCTGATGGTGTCAACGTGGATAGACTTGTAGCATTCTGTGCACTGGTTGCATTCATGAAAATTCAACAGTCTAACAGAGGTTTTACTAAACGGGTAATCAAGGATGAAGCAGCCAAAAACTTGGAAAATTCAAAAAATTTATATAAATTAAATAATAGTCCTTTCCGTCATATTGGTGGAAATGGAAAACACTTGGGAGGTAAAGTAACCAGATCTCCTTTTAAAAATTTAAGATAGTTATGCAAGTATATAACGCAATGCAACTTAAAAAGGGAGCTAAGGCTTCTCATAACAGGATGGGTAGCATTACTCAACCTTTACAATTTATTCCTAAAAAAGAAAAAGATGAAGAGTGGGCAGCTTGGAATCTTGACTGGTTAGAATGGAACGGATTAAAACAAATCCGTAGAAATGCGCGTAGATTAATGAAAAACTACAAGCTAGCAAAAGGTATTATTGATAAGTCAGATTATATAGTTGAAGAAGACAATGATATGAAAGACATTGTTGATACATTAACAAAAGAAGACTGGTCAGCTCTTGAACTTAAATTTTATCCTATCATTCCAAATGTTATTAATGTTCTTGTAGCTGAATTTGCTAAAAGATCTACCAAACTTACTTATAGAGCCATTGATGAGTTTTCATATAATGAAATGATGGAGCAAAAAAGAAAGATGGTAGAGGATACATTGATGACAGATGCAAGTAATAAAATTAAAGCTGCTTTATTAGAACAAGGTTTAGATCCTAATTCTCCAGAAGCTCAACAACAATTAGCACCTGAAACTATAAAATCTTTACCTGAGATTGAGATGTTCTTTAAGAAAGATTACAGATCTCTTGTTGAGCAATGGGCTTCACATCAGCACAAAGTAGATGTTGAAAGATTCCGTATGGAAGAATTAGAAGACAGAGGTTTCAGAGACATGTTGATTACAGATAGAGAGTTTTGGCATTTTAGAATGATGGAAGATGATTATGATGTAGAATTATGGAATCCTCCTGTAACATTTTATCACAAGTCTCCAGATGCAAGATATATTTCTCAAGGTAATTGGGTGGGTAAAGTAGACATGCTAACTGTTGCTGATGTAATTGATAAGTACGGATACCTTCTTACTGAAGAACAACATGAAGCATTAGAAGCTATTTACCCAATCAGATCTGCAGGTTATGTAATAGGAGGTCAAAATGATGGTACTTTCTATGATGCTACTAAGTCACATGAATGGAATACTAACATGCCTTCTCTTGCTTATAGACAGTACACAACTATGATGGCTGGTTCTGTTTATGATGGTGGAGATATAATAAATCAGATCTTATCTGAAGGAGAAGATTATTATGATCAAGGTACCGCATACTTATTAAGAGTTACAACATGTTATTGGAAGTCTCAAAGAAAAGTAGGACATCTTACTAAGATAAAAGATAATGGAGAAGTTATTAATGAAATAATAACTGAAGATTATAAAGTAACAGACAATCCTATTTATGATACAAGATTGTTTAAAAATAAAACAAAAGAAAATCTAGTATATGGTGAACATATTGATTGGATATGGATTAATGAAGTTTGGGGTGGTGTAAAAATTGGTCCAAATATTCCATCATTCTGGGGTATGAACAATCCAGGTGGTTTTTCTCCATTGTATATTGGTATAGATAAAAACCATATTGGTCCGTTAAAATTCCAATTTAAAGGAGATAATAGTTTATATGGTTGTAAGCTTCCTGTAGAAGGTGCTGTATTCTCAGATAGAAATACTAAGTCAACAGCTTTAATTGATTTAATGAAACAATATCAAATTGGATATAACATTGTAAATAATCAGATAGCTGATATATTAGTTGATGAATTAGGTACAGTAATTTTACTTGACCAAAATGCATTACCTAGACACTCTATGAATGAAGACTGGGGTAAGAATAACTTATCAAAAGCGTATGTAGCAATGAAGAATTTCCAAATGCTACCTCTTGATACATCAATTACTAACACAGAAAACCCATTAAGTTTTCAGCATTTTCAAAAATTAGACCTGGAACAAACAAACAGGTTAATGTCAAGGATTAAATTAGCTGAGCACTTCAAGCAACAAGCATATGATGTAATTGGTATAAACCCTCAAAGAATGGGTCAACAGTTATCCCAAATGACTGCTACTGGAGTTGAACAAGCTGCATCAGCATCATATGCTCAAACAGAAGTATATTTTATCCAACACTGTGATTATTTAATGCCTCGCGTGCACACTATGAGAACAGATCTTGCACAGTATTACCATTCAACAAAGCCGTCAGCAAGACTTTCCTACATGACATCTCAAGATGAAAATGTAAACTTTGAGATAAATAGTACAGATTTATTGATGAGAGATCTTAATATATTCTGCAGTACAACAGCAAACCATAGAGCAGTATTAGAACAGTTAAAGCAAATGGCTATGACAAATAATACTACAGGTGCTACAATATATGATTTAGGAAAATTAATGCAGGCAGATACAGTATCTGAAGTTAATAATACTCTTAAAGCTGCGGAAGAAAAAATGCAACAGCAAAAACAACAAGAACAACAGCAGCAACAACAAATGCAACAACAACAACTTGAGTCTCAAGAAAGACAAAAGAAAATGGAACTTGATGCACAAGAACTAAGAGACGAGAAGAATAGACAAAAAGATATTTTAATTGCAGAAATTAGAGCAGCTGGTATGGGTTCTATGGTTGATATTAATCAAAACTTACAGTCTGATTATATAGAT